TCACCCCAACAAGCCGAATTTGACCAAGCATTATCTATTTTTGTGTTTTCATCTTGTATTTCTAGTAAAGCCGTAAGATTTTTATCGTTTTGACAATTACCACACATTAACCGTTCACCATATATACTAGTACTACCACATGGTACTTTGATTTCTTTAACATTGTATCCACTCTCTATGGTTTGAGTTACTTTGTTATTACATTTAGCCATTTTTTTACCTCACTATGTTTATTAATTAATTCATTATTAATCATATATTCAGATAATGCAAATAAAAAAGGCATCATAAATTAATATAATGCCTTTATATTATGTGGTTATGATCTTAAGTTATTACTTCACGAATATATCTATTTCTCAAAGCTTTGATATATCCTTTCATGTGTTTAATATTTTCCCACATTTGACAATAATAATGACATATTTCTTTATCTGTCATATAAAATTGTGATTTTTTCCATTCTTTTATAGTCATTGTTAGCCCTCTCAATATCTAGTTATTATTAATATAGTTATACAAATTATGGGAAGTGTTAAAAGCCATTTACAGAAACTTATTTCATTTTCATTAATTGTCTTTAGGTAAATAGCCATTCCATAAAGAAATAAACCTAGTACAAGAATGAAAGTAAATGCCCATATTTCTAATATTATTTCGTAATTATTCATTGTCTAGCCCTCTCTTTTAATACTTGTTTAGCTATGTTTATATTTTGCTTTTCTTCTTCTGTTAAAAGTAGATAAAGATTTGACATGCTTTTAACCCATGTTTTTATTTCTTTATTACTTAATGTATTTAACCATTTTTCCATTATTTAGCCCTCTTAGTTATTAATTGATAATTTATATATGTAAGTGTTTGTAAGTCTATCTTGTACTTAATTGGATTATGACGCATTGTAAATGGCTCATTATTCGCAATTTCTGATATAAGATATTCTTTTATATTGTCTATATTCATGCTGATTTAACCTCTAATGAATTAATATAATTATTTACAATTTCCTCACCTACGATATAGGCATACATATTGACTACATTTTCGACTTCTGAAAAATCAGTACCGACTTTACCGAAATTATCATTTTCGTATTCTTTAATAATATTGATTACTTCGAATACTCTATCAGATAACCATTTCTCAGCCTCATATCTACCAATGATATAATAATCAGTATTAAATATTTCATGATGTAGCTCATTATCTCTAATGAGTTTGTCAAGTGTTTCTTTGTCGTATTCTTCTAATGAATCATAAAAATATTCTTTTATCTCATCATATTTATAATAATTTTCTATATTCACAATATAACCTCTAATTATTTATTAGTTACCTCTAATCTATATCATATATTCAGATAGTACAAGCATATTTTTATTGATTGATTATTATTTGATTTTAGAGATATTATGCTAGATAGATTGAATTACATCTTGGATTGACTACTTGGATTGAATATTATTTGGCTATGTTTGGCGAATATTTGGCTATGTTTGGCTAGATTCAATAAACGACTAGGATTGACTGATTGAATAAACCTTGCGTTAGATCAAACGACTTTCTATGTAACTTATGGCAAATTTTTCTTTATCTTCTTTTGTGAAGACTAAAGAATCTAAGCCATATTTATGCCTGGTCTGTTGTATTTCATGGCAATAGTTAGCCCATTCTTCATTGATTGAATCTTGCTGCTGCTCTATAAATTCATTTTTGCTGCTCATCATCTTTTTCCAATATCTCTACATCAAAATCGCCTAAAAAGTCAGTAGCTATTGCTATGGCATTTTCTATGTAATCATCATTATTCTTTACTTCAACATCTTTATAAACTCTCACAAATATATTTTCTTTACTCATTTTATCCTCACTTTTATTAAATATTCTATCCCACCCCTCATTAAAGGTTTTTGTATTTGTTGGTCTTTGGCGAGATCCTTTACTCATTTACTTATCCTCTCTTTAGTTATTAAAATCGACCAAAATTATAAATTTTACCATTTACTTTTTTTACCCATTCACATTCATCTGTATATGAGTAGCCATGACTTGTCATTAATTCGTGTTCTATTTCAAACCAATATTGACCATCATCAGAATTATTCCACTTATCCCACTCTTTATTCAACATAGAGTCTAATTTTTCAAACTCTTTTGTTATATTTAAAATCATTTAATTATGCCCTCTTAATTTACTGTTTCTTTCTTGCTTAGAATCAAACCAATGTTCCTCTATATTGTCATCATTGCTTACAACATATAGACCGAATCTATGGTTTGGATATTTTTCAATGTGTTCATTGTCAAATTCATCTCGCCATTCTATACTTTCGTATGTTTTGGGTAGATCGTGATTTACCTGAATATTATTTTTATATATTATTACTCTCATTTAATTATCCTCTGCTCGTAATTCCATATTTCTCCCCACTCAATATGGTTATCAGGTACTTGATAGTTATAACCACAAACTCCTGATATTTTTTGTACCTCTTTCCCATGCTTTTCAAAATAACTAGCTATCTCATCATCTGACCAATTATCAAATTCATAATCATTCTTTTTTACTTCATCAGGAATGTCTTTGTCATCTAGTTCATAACAAATACTCTGAAATGTGTTTACTGTTAGTTTCATTTACTTATCCTCACTTTAGTTTACTGTTAAAGTTATTGTATCTTCTTCTACTGTTCCACCACCATAAGTGCTAAAACAAACATTGATATTGGGATCTACTTTTTTTATTGCCATTTCAATATAATCTAGTAGCTCGTCCCACCCCAAATAAAGTTGTCCGTAATGATGAACAAAGCGATGAGTTTTATTATCTTTGTTTATAATTATCCATAAACCCTCTCTATCAAAAACATAACCCCCTTTGATTTCCATGCTATGAATTAACTCATCAACCAAATCAATACCGAATAAAAAGTTTGATTCCATACTAGCTTCTTGACCAATATGATATTCACTACTACCTATTGTTTTTGTTTTCATTTACTTTCCTCACTCTAGTTAGTGGTAGATAGGGGAAAAGTGGTACTTACTGCTTTTACATTCCCTCTCGGCATTTCTGCCACCAACACTATCTACCTTATAACAGGAAAATTAGCCATTAATAAACCTGTTATGAATAACATTATATGAATATATGATATAGGTCAAGCATTGTTTTGTAATAATCTTTCTACTTCTTTATCACATTTTCTTTTATCTTTGTCAGATAGCATAGAATATGCGACTTTTCCTCTTAGATTTTGAGCTTTTGATCGCAAACGAGCCTGTTCTTTATTCTTTTCATAGTATCTTTTTTGTATCTTGGCTATTGCCTGTGGGTTTCTCTCCACCCATGACTGCTTAGTTACCATGTTTATCTCCTAAAATGGTATGTCTTCATTTTTTGTTTCTGCGATTATTTCTTCCTCAGTTATGCCCTCTTTGGCTTTGCGATAAGCTGATAAATGCTTACTAGGTACGCTTTCACCGACTGACTGATAAGATTTTCCCTCTGGCTTTCTTCTTGGCTCATCATCTGATAATTTAAGTTTGAAATAATCTCCACCAGATTTAGTTTGGTTTTTCCAACATGCAACTTGGTAGGTTTTGCCCTCTACAACTAACTTGCCTGTAAAGTCTGGGTGTTGATCTCTCTCTTTGTAGCTATTTTGAAATAAGCTACCCTCTTTCTCTTTGTGTTTAAACTCTGTCATTTTTCTACCTCTTGGATTAGATTGAATAGTTTACTATCTACATCAAATTTTTTAATCTTCTCTGTAAATTCTTTTTCTGATATTAAATGCTCTGCATATGATTCCAGATGTTCTATTAAGTATTTTTCATACTCTGGGTTAGGTAATATCTCGTATATTTGAACAAAACTTTCTGCCCAATTAACAAAATGTGTCCTTTGAATAGGGTATCTCAGCATTTTTAAGACCATTTGCTGACCATAAATTTGAGAAACATACTTTTCTATAATCTGCTCTAAGTTATAGCCCTTACCCATTCCACCTGCTTTGCACTCTCCTATTGTAGTAAAGTCATCACAAATAAAATCAGGTGTAGATGAAATACTGATAAAGCCATTGTCTATCTGTGTCCAATTATGAACTTCAAAAGATTTCTGATTATCTAGTATGAAATTAAAGTCTTTTCCTTTGAATTTTCTATAATTTGCATAAGATTTTAGGGCGTGAATTTCATGTTCGCTACCATATATACCAAACGGAATAACAAAATCTGCTACCTCTATCGGTACTTCGGTAATATCAGAGTTTAACATGGTGTTTCTCTTAGTAAGCCCTTGTGTACCCTTGATGTATTTGTTAAATCCTAAATAGTTAATAAATTGGCTAGATGATAGATTATAATATTTACCCATCATGGCTATCTAAGTCTTGCTCTGACTTGCCTTTTTTATTAACATTTTTGTCGTTTGTTTTTGTCTCTATCTCGGCATCAGAATAGAAAAGATCGTAAGCATCTATCAGTTTTAATACTGCTCTGTCATATCCTCTCTTTTCTGCCATAGCATAGTAATAGTTTGACATACAGTTTTGTGGACTTGCTTCACCATAAGATTCAATAGTGATATCACCTCTGGTAGCGATACATTTGATCGCCACACAGACATCATATCTGCTTTCTACATCTTGATACTTACAAGTAATCCCCTCGATTCCTGCAACTTTTTCGACTGCTTCGTGAGTGATTAGCCATTCACCACTCTGTTTATGTTTCCAATAAGAATCTCTACTCAAGCCATACTTTTCAGCAAATAACTCTCTTTCGCTTTTTTTTTCCATAATATTTACCTCACTAAATATTTGTTCAATATCTAACAATAGCAAATAGAACAGTCTTTGTATATATATTTTATATATTTATATTTGATATCTTGTAATTATTAATAAAAACAAAACAAACAAAAGAAACTATATATATTATATAGCAAAGAAAAATCTAATTAATATCACATATTATAGTAAAATTATAGTTTTATTTTAGTGAAAAATATGTTTATAATCTGTTAAGAGGTAAAATTATATGAAATTAGGGGATGAACAATTAGAAAAGATGATACATGAAATCTCTACTATGGGTAGCAAATTGGCTAAAGCTGAAGCTACTTATGAAAGATTAGTGTATGAAATGAAACATGAAAAGGATTTGGCATTTATCAACCTTAAAGATACCAAAATGACCTTAAAAGAGAAAGAAGCTATTGCTAATACTCAACCAGAGGTTTTTGGTTATTTCGATAAGATTGCTAAAGCTAAAGAGGAGTACCTGTCTTTAAGGCATAAGATAAAAGCTAGAGAGATATGGTGCGATATGTTCAGATCCTTGAACAGTTCTCGTAAAAGAGAGATGAAGTTTGTTCAGGATCTAGGTTAATTAACAATAGGAGAATAAAATGGAATGTTTAACTTGGAAACCTGAAGAACTAATAGCAGTTGCTTCTGCTCTTTTGAAGGATGATAAAAAAAACAATGAAAAAATATTTGAAAGAAAAGAGTCTCTCAATGATGAATTCTATACTTTCATAAGAGTATTATCTAATGAATATGAATATAGATATCAAAAAGAATGTAGTTATATAAGCGAAAACTTTGCAAACGGATTACATTTTGTATCAAAAAGAAACTTAGAGTATTTGGTTTTTGAGCTAGTGTATGGATTTATTAAACCAGAAGAAATACGAAATAAAGTAAAAGAGGAGGTAGAAAGAATATCTGATCCTGAAATTACTTTTAACGAAGCGATGAAAGCACAAAATGATGGAATGATGGAAACACTAAGTTTTTATTCAATTATGGGTGTTTTAGCGATGAAAATAAATGATGGTGAAATTGATATTCATGACTTCAAGATAGATAAAAATTTGCGTAAACATCTTAAAAAAATAATAAGCCACGATAAGTTTATGCACGAAAAACAAAGGAAAAAAATAGAGGAAGTACGAAATGAAAACTAACAATAGGAGAAGACTATGAGTGAAAGTCAGCAAAAAATAAAACTAAATAAATACTACAGGTCAGCATTAATTAATTTGTTTCTTATAGACTTCAAGGGAAGCCCCAATGAAGGAACGGGGGTAAAACTCTTATCAGATTTACACCCAAAATTAAAAGAAGATGACTACATTAAAGAAGCAATCAAACAAAGATATGACAATAATTATAAATGGTTTGATAAAGAGTTTAGTAGGCTAACCAATGCGGGTGGTTATGAAAAGTTTACAAGCAAGACAGACAAAAGAATATCTACAGTTGAGTTAGAAAAAATAGTAAATGAGATGATATAGGAGATAACAATGAGTGAGAGCCAACAAAAAATGATACTAGATATACTTTTAACAGGGCAAAGGATAACTGTTCTTCAGTTGTCTACTAAGCCTGTATACAGTATGTATGGTGGTAAAAGGATATCTGAACTAAAAGAAAAAGGTATAGATGTTAAAGACCATTGGGTAGATGCAGAAAATGGCAAAAGATATAAGGAATATTTCTTGCAAAAAGCTGAAATCAAAAGGTTAAAACGAGGTAAAAATGGGAAAAGTAAAAAGCGAGTTGCTTGATTGGGAAGCTAATTACGAAGAAGCTATGGACGATCCTGAGTCTATTGCTTTGTATTGGCAAAAATATAACGAATGTATGGACAAACAACAAGAAGAAATACTTTTGAAAAAAATTAATAATCATAAAAAATATTTTTTAAAAAAAGAACATATTAAAAGAGGTAATAAAAAATGAATATAGATGAAATGAATGGAATGATAAGAGGGTACAAACACATAAAAGATTTTTGCGAAGGTGGAAAGTTGTCATCAAATAAAAAAGATGGTGCTGTTCACGAAGGGGCAAAGGTAGTTTTTGATGGTTTAATTAGTCTTTGTGATGATAACATATCGAAAATTCAACAAAACATAGATGGTGAAATCGAAAGAATGCACGAAATGATGGAGGGTAAAAAAGATGATAGACAGGATAAACGAACTGATTGATGCTATACCAGATACAATTAAGATGATTATTATTATCAGTTTTATCTGTATTTTCTGGGATATTGTTCTTGGCTTATAGGAATAAGAAGTTACTAGAGTTATTGCGAGAACTTCCTTGCCAAAATTGTAACATTCAAAATGGTACTATCGTGGCATGTCATAGTAACCAAAGCAAACATGGTAAAGGGCTTGGTTTAAAAGCCCCTGATAGTCTTGTTGTCGCTTTGTGTCATACTTGCCACCATGAGCTAGATAACGGCAATAAACTTAGTAAAGAGGAGAGAAGACACCTCTGGGATCAAGCATACATAAAGACTATGCAATACTTAATAGAAAAGGAGTTACTAATAATCAATGAGAAGTAAAAAATTTAGAAGACTGGTTTGGTTGAATGGTGTTTATGATTACACTAACACAAAAATAAAAGGATATGCTCCTTATAAAAGATTTCCAAAATTTCATGGTCTTAGATATATGATTGGAACTGAAGATGTTTTGTCTAATCAGTATGAACAAGCAAAGTTTCAATTAACAAATGTTGGGTTTCATGTATCTTATTATGCAGATATGCCTGTTTATACATGGGATTATGATGAGGAAAGAGATGAATTTGAGGATTGTTATGATGAACATTCTTTTTCTACAATAAAAAAATTAAAGGTTGATTTAAAAAAACAACTCATAGATTCTTTTGTTAATAATTTAGAAAAGAACAAAAAAGATATTTACGAAGAATTAGAAGTTACTGTATTAATAAATAACTATAAGTTTGAGTACAAGTGCAATTTAAACAGCATAAAAGAATTTGAAATAAATAAAGATAGCACAAGAGATGAAGTAATAGCTTTTGGCAAAAAGTATAATCTTTTAGAGGATTTTATTAGGACATGGATTATTTAGGTATTTATGATGATAAAAATTGAAAAGAATATACCAATAGAGAAAAGTGGGAGAAAAAGGAAGTATAAAGAGTTTATTGACGCTTATGATTCATTAGGATATGAGGAATCTTTTGTTGTAAATGACTTCAAAATAGTTGATTCTATAAGAAACTATGCTTGGAAAAAGAAATCTCCTTGCACTTATAGGACAATAGATAAGAATACTTACAGGATATATAAAGCATGAAAGCTGATTTACTTGCTCTACTTACTAGCAAATCTCCATCATTTGAGACAAGATCAGCTAACCACGATGCTATTACTAGTGAAGATATATCGCACTTTTTAGGCACTAGAGGGCTTGATAGTAATGAATATAACTTTTTAATTGCAAAATATACTGATAATAGTTTTTCTAAAGGCTTGGTGTTTGATGGTATTTATGAAGATGTATGCGATATCTTTATGAAACATATATCGCCAGATGATATTAAGGAAAACAAATGTCCAATAAGTAGCTTTGTTAATCTTGCACTAAGAGAAACAATAATAACTACCTGTCCATTTTGTCAGGGCAGAGGAGTTAATAAAAATAAAGACAGTATAGACAAGTGCTATCATTGTGAGGGTTCAGGACAATTTATTTATGATGACGATAATCGCCCAAACTTTCTTGGAATGGTAAAAGATAAATATTTAAAATTTAAGAAACCTTATTTAGAAACATTAGAGTTTGTAAAAAACATCGAGATTAATGCTTTGGCTAAAATTGGTGATGAGTGAAAACTTTAGAGTTGTTTTGTGGAACTAAGAGTTTTAGCAAAGTTGCTAAAGATTGGGGCTACGAAACAAAAACATTAGACTTCGAAGATCAGTTTGATGCCGACTTTATAATAGATATTATGGATTTTGATGTATCTATGTTAGATGGTTATAAACCTGAGATTATTTGGGCAAGTCCACCTTGTCAAAAATTTAGTGTAGCTAGTTTTTCTAAACATTGGTTTCCTAACAGAGTTCCTAAAAACAAAAACACAATCAAAGCTATGAATATGGTAAAGAAAACAGTAAAAATTATAGAACAACTAAAACCAAAATACTTTTACATAGAAAATCCAAGAGCCATGTTAAGAAAGCTAGACCTAATACCATACCCTCATGCAACAGTTACATACTGTCAGTATGGATTTAAGAATATGAAACCTACAGATATATGGAGTAATAATTATAATTGGCAATTAGTTGCAAAGAAATGCAAAAATGGTATGCCCTGTCATGAACCTGCACCTAGAGGATCAAAAACAGGAACACAAGGAATAAAAAATGCCACACTTAGAGGGGCAATCCCACCTAAACTTATAGAAGAAATATTAGAATATAGTAAATGAAACTATTATTTATTTTGAAATGTTTTTTCTTAAAAAAAGTAGCCCTAAAATCGCTCTAATCAAACGATTCGACATCTTCTGATACCAAAGTACCCCACTAATGAGTAAGTCTTTTCTCTTTTGTTTTAGCTACCTTATCTAAGGTGTCTTCTGTTTCTTCTTCTTTTTCTTCAGTTTTCATAGCTAATTTAGGTTTTAAAGCAGGTATTGATGCCATAAGACCTTGTAGTTCTTCTATTAGCTCATCATCAGTTTTGTTTTGTGATTTCTCTACATTGAGATTTATATTTTGAGAACTAAATCCACCCATTTCTAAAACAAGTTTAGCTGTATTTAATCTAACTGCGTCTTGATCTGAATATAATAGTTCTTGTAAGACTGTTATTGCTTTGCCAGATGTTGATGAAATTCTTTCTTCATTCTTTTCTCTAATCTCGTGGATATATTTCTTTTTAAGATATGCACCCATTTGTTTATGGTTCTTAATCCAACCTGCTTTTTTTGCTGATTGTGATGCGTTACATGCTGTATCTCCCTCAAGATAATATTCTACGAACTTCATCTCTTGTTCTTTATCTATCTTCTTTGGCATAATTATCTCCCTAACGGATTATCTGATCTAGCTTTTATCTCATCGACTTTAGCTTTGAGAACAGCTATCTCAGCTTTGTTTATTGCTATGTCTTGTTCTAATGGTTTTATATTTGGTGCTGATTGTGCCTCAAGCACATCTACTCTTGTTATCAGCTGTCCTTGAAACACAAAAAGCGAGGCTATTGTA